TGCGACTTCAGCTCGGCGAGCGTGATGATTGACGCCGAGGGCGTCGTCCAGGTCAGGCGGGTCCAGGCGGGGGTCATTCGGCGGCCTTGGCCTTGCGGGGACGCGCCGGCTTCGGCGCAGCGACCGGCTCGACCGGCTCGGCGTCGCCTATGGCGATCATGGACCGGGCGAGGGCCTCCGGCAGGTCGAAGACCTCGCCGCAGACCAGGTCGGTCGGACCGGGCGGAACCCAGAGGATGCGGACTTGCATGGCGGGCGCCTGTCAGAAGGAGGAAGATGCGCGGGGGCGGGCGAACCCGCCCCCGCTGTCTCGAGGACCGCGATCAGGTCGCCGAGTTCTGGAAGGCCCGGACGGCGTTGACGTCGATCACCTGCCCGCCGTGGCGCGACCAGGCCAGGAAGCCCACCTGTCCGCGCGTCGCATAGGCGCTGTCCGTGAACCGGAACATGGTCACCTCCATGACGTCGCGGATCGTGTAGAAGCTGAAGTCGCCGAAGAGGATCGACCGGGCGTTGGCCGCCATGTTGGCTACGTCCTGGTTGATCACGACGGGACTTCCGAGCAGGGTGTCGGGCACGCCGCCGGGAACGCCCATTTCATAACCGGGCACGAAAATCGGGCGGTTCTGGCTGTCCTTGATCTTGCGGATCTCGCGCAGGGTCTGATCGTTGAACATGAACCGCTCGTTACCCAGCTCGCGATAGGCCGGGTCCACCGAATGCTGCAGGTTCACGAGGGAGTCGTAGGTCACGCTGGTCGCTTGACCGGTGGCGCCCGTCACCCCGACGCTGACCCCCGGGACGATACCCTGCGGCTGGCCGGTGCCGGTCCCGGTCGTGAAGTGCTGGTTGGTGATCCGGGCGATCCGGGTGGCCAGGCGGGTACGGACCAGGGCTTCCACGTCGATCGAGGAATCCTGCAGCAGCTCGATTGGCACCGCCACGCTCCGCGAGCTGTACTTGAAGGTCGCGAGCGCCCGGGATCCGAAGACCAGGTTCTGGACGGCGGCCTGGGTGTTTTCCGCCACAATCTCGCCGACTTCGGTGGTGCCGTCCGACGTCGGGAAGTTGATGGTGTTACCGCCCTCGGTCTGGATCACGTTGGCGACCCGGCGCATCCCGCCGTGCTGGCGGAGAACGTCCAGCACCGACCGGGCCACCTCGGTCGCGACGGTGAAGCCGCCTTCCGAGCCCGTGGTGGTGGACATGGTGTTCTGGATCGAGGCCCGGTCGGCGGCGTTCAGGGCCGCCTCGCCGCCGCGAAGCCACTTCTGGAAGACGGACTTCGGATCGCCGCCATTGTCGCGGACGGCCCGGGCCGTGGCCTCCAGGGCGCGGTCTTCGAGAGCGTCGGAGACGATCTTCTCGTTGAGGGCGGTGATCCGGGAGATCCGGGCGTCGATCTGGTCGATCTCGGACATCTTGGCGTCGTAGTCCGCCTGGTCGTCGGCGGTCCAGGTGGGCTTCTCCACGCGGGCGTGGAGGGTCTTCGCAATGGCGCCCCGCTGTTCGCGGAGAGCCTGGATATCGTTAGTCATGATTGGGGTCTCTCTTCAGGAGGCCGGGACGCTCCCGGCGAAGGTCTGCTTGCGCGGGAGCGCCTAGGCAGCGGGGGAAAGCAGCCGGAGGGCCAGGAGGCGCTTCCGGTGCTTGATCTCGGTTTGCGGGTCGGCCTCGGCTTGGACCGGCTCGAGGACGGGGGCGGGCTCGGGCGCAGGCTCGGGAGCCTGGGCCTGGGCCTGCACCTGGCCGGCCGGCGCATTGTCGTAAACGCCGAGGTCCCAGGCCGCCTGGGCGGCGGCGGGCTTGTCCTCGGCCACGCGGTCGGCCAGGCCGGCCTGGACCGCCTCGGCGGCCGTGTACCAGGTCTCGGCGGCCATCAGGGCCGCCCACTCGGCGGGCTCGCCGCCGGCCTTGGCCTGGTAGGTCTCGACGATCGAGGCGTCGATCTTCTCCAGCAGGGCCGCCGTCGCCAGGAAGTCGCCCTTGTTCCCCAGGGCGATCGTCCAGGCCTCGTGAATCATCATCATCGAGCCGGGGGCCATCACGGTCTCGCTGGCGCTCACGGCCAGCAGGCTGGCGGCCGAGGCCGCCACGCCGTCAACGTAGGCGGTGATCTTGCCTTGATGCTCGCGCATGGCCTGGGCCATGGCCCGGGCCGCGAAGACGTCGCCGCCCGGGGAATTGATCCGCAGCTCGACGTCGCCGGCCATGGCGCGCAGCTCGCGCGCGAAGGCCTCGGCCGAGATCCCGCCCAGCCAGGCGGCGTCCGAGTCCGAGGCGACGATGACGTCGTACACGACCAGGCGGTTGCCTTCCGCGCGGAAGGCCCCCCGGCCCCGGTTGGCCTGGATCAGGCGGTGAAGCTGGCGCATCTAGGCGGCTCCGTCGGTTTGCGGATCCGGCGCGGGCGCCGGGGAAGGTTCGGTCGGGTCTGGGGCCGCAGGGGCCGGGGCCTGGGCGGGGAAGGGCGTCTCCGGCTGGCGCTTCAGGCTCAGCCGCTCGCGGACCTCTTCGACCGTCATGAAGGCCGGCTCCCCGGCCCGCCCCAGGGCGATCCGGAAGCCTTCCAGCAAGGTCTTGAAGTCCGCCCGCTCCAGGTCGGTCGTGTCGAAGGCCAGCACCTTGCGCGGCCCCCGGATCAGCTTCCGGTTCAGCTCGGTCTCGATCTTGTTCAGATGCTGGCGCAGGGTGTACCGGACGAAGCCAACGCCCATCGCCTCGACGCCCGAGCCCCAGCTGGTCGTCTTCTCGTTGTGCCCGATCATGAACGGCGGGACGCCGTAGATCCGGGCGATCTCCTCGACCGCAAACTTCCGGCTCTCCAGCAGCTGCATCTCGTCGGCCGGCAGGGACAGCGGCGCGGTCTTCAAGCCGTTGGTCAGCAGCATCGGCTTGCGGCTTTTCGCCAGGCCGCCGTGCGCCTCCTGGATCTGCTCGCGCAGCTGGTCGATCGCCGCCGGGCTCAGCCCCTGGTCCGTGGTCAGGACATAGTCCGGCCGGGCGCCATTCGAAAAGAACCGGGCCGAGTACTCCTGCATGGCCGAGGCGACCGGGGCCGCCAGGCGCAGGGCGTGGCGCAGGGGGCTCAGGCCCTGCAGGCCGTTGAACCCGAAGCCCGGGACGTGAATCATTTCGGCTTGGGTCAGGACCACCCGCTTGCCGTCCTTCGGGGCCGGCAGCAGAGGGTCGGGGTCGACACCGTACAGAAGCTCGCCGTCCGTGACGTTCAGGACGGGCGTCACCCGGTCATAGGCGAGGGGCTCCAGGCCCAGGACGCGACCGTTCGGGTCGCGCCGGATCCGCAGGTAGGCGTCACCCCGCAGCAGCAGGGACAGGCCCAGGTGCTCCCAGCCCGCCGCCGCATTCCAGCGCGGCGTCATCTCCTCGTTCAGGATCCACCAGAGATCGTCGTTGTGCAGGCGGTCGCGCTCGCCGTCGGCCTGGCGGGCATAGACCTGGACCGGCAGGGACGCGATGGTCCCGGCGATCAGGTTCACCGCTGCGTAAACGGCCGAGACGGCCAGGGCGCCGCGCTCGTTCAGCACGGGCAGGCCGGCCACGGGAAGGCTCTCGCCGAAGATCTCGCCGGTCAGATAATAGCCCTGGTTCCGCACGGGGGGCGGGGCCGGCGGCGCGAACCAGGACTTCAGATTGTCGATCAGGCTGGCCATCAGAGGAAATGAATCTCCGGGGCCCGCTGGGCCTGTGGGTTGCGGGACATCAGGATCACCGCGTTGAAGGCGGCCATGAGCGGGTCGATCTTCGCCTTGCCGGCGGCCTGTTTCGTGATCAGCACCGCGTTCCCGCGCTGCTCGACCTTGGCGTTGCCGACCGCCCAGGCCATCAGGCCCTGGCCGCAGTGGCGCAGGGTGCCGTCCGCCAGCTTGCGTTCGGCGCCCCAGATCGCGCCCGCCAGGCGATAGCCCTGCGGCACGGCCACCACCTGGTCGCCGGCCACGCCCCGGGCCGCCAGGGCGTCCACCAGGGCCGCCACCCCTTGCGGGTCCAGTCCGACCGCCGCCGCCGGCGGCAGGAGGCCGGCTGCGTTCAGGCGCTCGACCAGGTCGGCGATGTCCTCAATGTCCTGGGTCGGCCGGGCGCAGAGGGTCAGGTCGCCCTCCTCCGCCATGTCCTCCAGGAGGGGGCCGATCTCCTTGCGCCGCTCGCGCACCTCCGGGTGCGCCCAGGCGTGGCTCCAGAGAAGCCAGTGGTCCGTCTCGCGGTCCCGGCCGATCACCGCCAGACCCATCAGGTCGTCCAGGCCGCCGCCGTCGATGCCGACGACCGCCACGTCCGACCGCGTCATCAGGTCGTCCAGGCTGGTCAGGTTCGGATCCGTCGCCGCCAGCCAGTAATCCGCGCCGGCCCAGCGGTCCGTTTTCAGGG